GAAGCCTTGTGCGAATCAGTTCACAATTCTCAAATCGTTTCCACGTTCAAGGCCCGCGCAGGAGGATACGCTCATCCTATCACGTACGATAGGTTTGGGACGGTGACGGGTCGTCTCACGGTGTCCTCAGGTCCAAATATTCTGTTGCTGAAGAAAGAAAACAGGAGGTTGTTGAAACCTTCGACGATCGGAGGATACGTGGTTTCATTGGACTTTTCATCTCTTGAAGCGAGGATTCTGCTCTATGAATCCGGCAGAGGTTGCGAAGCGGCCGATCTCTACGCGGATATAGCGGCACGTTTGGGTGGCATACCCAGGAACGTAGTGAAGGCAGCTGTTCTGGCTGAACTGTATGGATCTTCCAGAAATGCCCTGGCTTTGACTCTCGGCATGTCAAACGATGACCTATCACGCTTCATAAGCAAAGTTGGAGAGATCATAGACACTCGAGCCTTGCTTTCTAACCTAAAGAGGCAATTTTCTCGTGAGGGTTTCATCACGAACAAGTATGGTCGAAGGATCGAGGTCTCTCGCCCGCAGGACAACATCTTCATCAATTATTACGCTCAGAGCACGGGCGTCGATGTGGCTCTCGTAGGATTCAACAAGATTTTGACGTCGCTGGGTAACGACGGGATCAGGCCTCTTTTCGTTCTTCACGATGCTCTCATACTAGACGTAAGAGAGGACAGGATAAAAGACGTGGAATCCGTCGAGTCAGTTAAAGTTCCAGGTTATGAATTTGAATTTCCGTTGAAGTTAGAAAAAATCTGACTCTTCCTTGTCGCTGTGAACAACAACGTCGTGAAAGAGTAATGTGATTTTATGACATTAAGTCCTGAGAAAATTGCTTCAAACTTTGACAAATTTCGATCTCTGTGTGAGAGGTTAGGAGATCGATCCGCTGCCGCCCTGTCTCTAGTCGATCATTTCGGCGAGAGATTGGCTTTATGTCCTGCTTCAGGCAGAAAAGAATTTCATTTGGCAGAACCCGGAGGTTTGGTGGATCATTCTCTTCGCGTTCTCAGCAATGCAATGAAGTTGTGTAAGGCATTTGAATATGATTTGCCAAAGGATTCTCTGATCATCGGGTGTCTCTTTCACGATGCAGGAAAGCTGGGAGATCTGGAACAAGATTATTACCTGCCCCAAGACTCAGATTGGCATAGAGATAAGTTGGGTGAGACCTACAAACACAACAAAAATATCAAGTACATGACTGTTCCTCATCGAGGCGTTTGGTTGTGTCAGCAATTCGGTCTGCGCCTCACTCAAGATGAGTGGCTTTCCATCATGTTGAACGATGGATGGGTTCTTCAGGAAAACAAAGCCTACTGTCTAAAGGAATCGAACCTCGTTCACGTCGTACAAACGGCTGATTATCTTGCGACGAAGCAAGAAAAAGAGATGATTGACGAATAGTTAGCAGCATGAACGACTTACTACGCCGTTATGTTCTAGAGATCATAAAAGAATCAAGCTTGAAGATTGATGAAGATGAAGACGAAAAAGAACCAAAGTCAGATTCTGATGACATCAACGAATTTAGCGGCGTAGGCGCAATAGCGGGTTTTACCGCTCCTTTGGGATGGACGAGTAAAGACATGGAGTCTCCTAAAGTTAAAGAAAGAAAGAAGAGAAAACAACCGGCCTGGAAGTGACATGAAAAGCTTATTTCTACCATATGCCGTTCTATTCGTGATAGGCATTGTAGGAGCATTCATCACGAAAAAAGTACAGGCATCTGAGTTACCCATTTGGGTCCCCATATTCCCTTCTATCGCAAGTGGATTCTTATGGGGGTGGATCGCGAAGAGGTCGGAAAACCTGAGCCTCATGTCCGTTCTTGTTGACGTTCTTTACACGGCTGCTTTCGTCATCGGCTTCATGATCTTAGGTGACAGACTCACCCCGTTGCAGATAGCAGGATTTTTGGTGTCGTTGATCGGCGTCGCAATGATGGCAGCCTAAAATTGCGATTCTGCAATATTTATACCATCGACTTGTTCGATGCGGAAACGGACTGGACATGGGAATTAAAAATAAAACTTGCTCTGTCGAATCGGCATCGTGCAAAGTTGACGTCAGGAATAATAAAACGATACATCTCGTTTACCCTGGCTTAGTTTAAAAATGACTTGAATGTCCAACCAAGACTTGGTTCGCATGTTGCGGATTCGTCAAGGATGTTTCATTCACAGCGGAAACGGAAAAGGAAAATAACATGGCAATCGATCTAGAAGCAATCAAGCGTCGCGTGGCAGAACTCAGTGGTGTGAAGAAGACGTCATCAGTCCAGATGTGGAAGCCACAAATCGGAGAATACAAGATTCGTTGTCTTCCATGGAAGAATGCTCCTGAGGGCCAACCCTTCGCCGAGAGGTGGTTCTATTACATTGGAGAGAATGCAGGTCTTCTGGCACCAAATCAGTTTGGAAAGCCGGATCCGATCAACGATCTGATTCGAAAGCTGTACAGCAGCGGCAAGCCTGATGATCGAGTCCTTGCAAAGAAGCTCGCCCCCAAGATGCGTTGCTATGCTCCTGTCATCGTTCGTGGTGAGGAGGACAAGGGTGTACAGGTTTGGGCATTCGGTAAGATCGTCTACCAACGTATGCTTGGTTTCTTCCTTGATGAGGAGGTTGGCGACATCTTGGATCCTAATCAGGGGTTTGATCTGAAGGTAACGATCTCAAAAGCCCCAGGTAAACAGTTCAATGACACGATGGTGGATCCTGCCCGTCGTCCTTCAAAGCTTCATGAGGATCAGAAGACCATGGCGACCTGGTTGGAGAACATTCCAAACATCGACGACATGTATCGTCTAAAGTCCACTCAGGAGATCGAGGCCGTTCTCAATAATTGGCTCAACGGCGGAGCTACAGATGATACTCCAACAGAGACGACCCGCGGCCCAGTGACTGCGGATGCTCTTGAGGATCTAGTAGCAGAGGTAAAAGCTTCATCTCCAGAGAAGCCGAAGAAACCTAAGAAAGTAGACGACGATGCTCCTAAGAAGCAATCTTTAGATGATGCATTCGCCGACCTGATGGGCGACGAGTGATGTAGCGATATCAAGCGCCGGGGAAATTAAAAAATCCCCGGCGCTTGAACTATTTTATTGTTAATTGGATAATAAAGAAAACATGGCTAAAGCAAAAGAAGACGCACAATCATCAAAAAAATTAGAGGTAGATTTTGCTGCTGAGCTTATTAGAGATATCAATAAAGAGTTTGGGACTAGAATTGCTTACAATCTAGCAGAAATGGACGCTCCTACAATCGTGAAGCGTTGGATAGACACGGGATCTATTCAACTAAATTACGCGATTAGAAATTTTCTAGGAGGCGGGTACCCCGAAGGTAGGATCATAGAAATCTCTGGAACTCCTTCGGTTGGAAAATCTCATCTAGCATACCATGCAGCATCAATAGTTCAGAGCATGGGCGGTCTTGTGGTTTACGTAGATACAGAAAATTCTGTCCCTGTTCAAAAGCTAGCGAACATGGGAATCGATGTTCGCAAAAGGTTTGTCTATTGCGATTCTCATTGTACTGAAGAGGTTTTTTCTATCATCGAATCTACGATCTTAAAAGCAAAACAAGTAGTAGATAAGAATATTCCAATTTTAGTTATTTGGGATTCTGTTGCAGCAACCTCGCCGAAACAAGAATTAGATGGAGAGTATGAAGACAACACAATAGGTCTTCAAGCCCGAGTTATTTCCAAGGGTATGCGAAAAATCACGGGCGTCATTGGACAGAACAATGTAACTCTTTTGTGTTTAAATCAATTGAGGACTGCCATTGGAGTAATGCACGGAGATCCTGATGTCACGCCCGGCGGTAAAAGCATACCTTACCATGCCTCAGTGCGGATTAAGCTTAGTTCAGGTACTCAAGTAAAAGACAAAAATGGTAACGTAGTGGGTATTCACGTTATTGCAACCATCAAGAAGAATAAGGTAGCAGCTCCATTTAGAAAATGCGAGTTCGATATTATCTTCGGTAAAGGAATTGTCGAAGATGAATACCTTTTTGATGAGATTCGTTCACACTGTAAAGCCAATGGTCCTGTGAAAAGAGATGGTCTTGAGATTAATGTTTCAGGCGAAGGAGCTTGGAAAGAACTTTCGGTCATCAATTCAAAAACAGGAGAAGTTGTCGTAGAGAAAAAATTCTATAAATCAGAATTTGGCGACATGCTGAAAGATGAAAAATATCGCAGTCATCTTTTGACGGCTATCGATTCTGCTCTTGTAACGATCGGCGGAGAACCTTCTGGCGACGGAGACGGTGAAGGAGGGGTATCCGATGAGTGATATATTCTGGATTCGATGTGAAGTGGATGACGATGATCTGGTGCCTAAGTATCAGACTCAAGGATCAGCAGGGTGCGACGTATACGCTAACGAGTACCTAATGATCAAACCTGGTCAAAGGGCTACTGTAGCGACTGGGTTAAAGATTGAACTGCCTCCTGGATTTGAAGCCCAAGTCAGACCTAGATCTGGGTTAGCTGC